ACGGCATCGCCATCCCCTTGGACCTCGTGGCATCTTTTCAAGACACCTACGAGCAAATCATCTCGGTACTCACCGAAGCTGCCAATGTCTCATCCGCTCAATAACCGTGCAATTCACAACCTGTCAATTTGATCTCGACAACGCCTTACGCACCATCGGTCCAGCGATTAGCTTTCGCAGCTCACATCCAATTCTTGACTGCTGCCTCATTACCGCCGCCAACGGCACCATGTCCGTCACCGGCTATAACCTCGACCTTGGCATCACCGTTACCGCACCAGCCGTCGTTGAAACCGCTGGCACCATCGCATTGCCGTATCGGCTCCTAGCGGGCCTTGTAAGCCGCATCGAGGCCGATGAGGCCATAACGCTCCACGATGGCGGCCTGACGGCTTCTGCGGGCTCCTACGGCCTTGCAGGGCAGGATGCAGCGGATTACCCCGCAATGCCCGTTGTGGAGGCTCCTAGCGCCGAGTTGGCGCTATCGGCTGGTGTACGCGCCTGCATGACTGCTGCCAGCACCGATGCAAGCAAAGCCCTGCTGCAAGGCATCCACCTTGCCAATGGCCACATGGAAGCCACTGACGGGCACCGCCTCATGCGCTATGCCATTGACTTACCCGATGGCATTGACCTGGTCCTACCCGCCAGCACCATGCGGCTGCTGCAGGATCACACCGTCACCATCGCTCACGCTGGTGGTCAAGCCGTCATCACCACCGACGATGGCATCACCATCTACAGCCGCATCCTTGACGGCACCTACCCCGACGTAACCAAGCTGATCCCTGCAGACTTCAAGCACGCCATCACCCTTGATCGGCACCGCTTCACCCGTGCGCTAGAGCGTGTTGCCATCATCGCGGAAGCGCACAACAGCGTCGTCAAACTGGAAGCCGCAAGTGGCACCATCACCATCACCGCTGAAGCGGACGCCAACAACGGCAAGGAGCTGCTCAAAACTGAAGGGACCGCTAAGGGCACCTGGGCTTTCAACGTCCACTACCTGCTCGATGGCCTCAAGGCCATGCGCGGCTACGAGCAGGTCACGCTGTCAGCTAATACGGCAACCACACCTGTGGTGCTGACACCTACTGGTGTGGATGGTGTAACGTATCTTGTAATGCCTGTGCAGATCCGCACTTAATAGGTGGCCAGAAAAAGCACCAACGTGGAGATCGACGAGCGGGTAAATACCGTTTACGATCTTCTTTTGCGTGCTTACAGCAGAACGCAGATTCTGCGATATGCGGCGGACACATGGGGCTGCGGCGAGCGCACTGCTGAAACTTATATGGCACGCGCACGTCAGCTTATGCAGCTTGATGCCGAACTAGAGCGTCCGCAGTGGTTGGCTGCTGCTATCGCTCGGCTTCAAGAATACGAACGTCGTGCATCTGATAAAAACCAGATCAGTATTGCCTTGAAAGCCTTAGAAGACCAAGCCAAGCTGCTGCGGTTTGAGATGTCATGAGCTTTTCGCAGGCTGATTGGCGCCGCGATCGCCGCGTCCAACTAAAAGCGGCTGGCATTTGTTCAAAGTGCTGGCAGCGTCCAGCATTGATCGATCGCGTGCAATGCGCTCAGTGTCAGATGCACAGCGTTATCCGTGAAAACTTTAAGTTTGATCGCAAGCGTAATCGCAATGGCGCGACCAAGGCTCGCGGCACTTGTTATGTCGATCAGTTTGCGCCTGCAGTGCGCCGCATATGGATTGAGCAAATCGTGGCTAAATGGACCGGCAAATGCCACTACACGGGCATTGACATTGAGATCGGTGCCACTGCCGGATTGGATCACATGCTGCCAGTATCTCGCGCATCTGTGTTTGGACCTAGCAAGGTTTACCACCCTGACAATCTGGTGTGGTGCCATAAGTCAATCAACCTGCTAAAGGGCGACCGCACCGCAGACGAGTTTGCGTATTGGCTGCGCCATGATCTGCCAATGGCGATTGCAGTCGCAAGCTTATGACACTACTCGCCGGCATCTGCGAACCCGGCAGCCTGCTTGGGTTTATGGATGTTGCAACGCAGGAAGACACAGGCGCATTGCTAGACCGCATCCGCGCTGATCTGCACCCAGGGCAACTTGCATTCGTGGATGACAGCACCACTCAGATTCTTGGCATCTCGGCTGGCTATGGCGCTGGTAAGACCAGGGCGCTATGCGCAAAGGCGGTAATGCTCGCCGCGGCCAATCAAGGCTTCATTGGTGCAGTGATGGAGCCCACGGGTCCGCTAATCCGCGACATCTGGCAGAACGACTTCGAGCAGTTCCTAGAGGCGTACGACATTCCCTACACCTTCCGCGCCAGTCCGCTGCCTGAATACATGCTGCACCTGCCAGGCGGTGACACCAAGATCCTGTGTCGCAGCTTCGAGAACTGGTCGCGCATCATCGGCCTCAACTTGGCATGGGTGTTGGCGGATGAGATCGACACCGTGACGCCATCCATCGCCAACAAGGCATTCCCGAAGATCCTTGGCCGCTTGCGTGCTGGTAACGTCCGGCAGTTTGGTGCAGCATCAACGCCGGAGGGCTTCCGCTGGATGTGGAACACATTCGGCAGCGATGAAGCCAAATCACGACCTGACCGGCATCTGATCAAGATGCGTACCGCCGACAACCCACACCTGCCGCCGGACTTCATCGAGCGGCTGGAGGCCAATTACGACCCAAGCCTGCTGCGGGCATATCTGGACGGTGAGTTTGTCAACCTGACCACTGGGCAGGTGTATGACCGCTTTGACCGCAGCAAGCATGTCACCACCGAGCTACCAGACCTTGACCGTGAACCGTTGCGGGTTGGCGTGGACTTCAACGTCGGCAATATGTCAGCCGTCATCGCCGTAAGGCTTGGCAGCAGCCTGCTGGTCATTGATGAGATCAGCGGTGCGCATGACACTGACGCACTGGCGCAGGAGATCATCAGGCGGTATCCGCATCGGCGCATGTACGCCTACCCAGATGCCAGCGGCGGCAACCGCAGCACCAATGCAAGCCAAACGGACGTTCAGATCCTGGAGTCCTACGGCATGTCCAACCAGTCGCCACGGGCTAATCCACCAGTGCGTGACCGCGTGGCAGCAGTGCAGGCGCTATTGGAAAATGGCAAGGGTCAAGTGCGGCTGCAAGTGGCAGAGCGCTGCAAACGGCTGATCGAATGCCTTGAGCTGCAAAGCTACACCGACAAAGGCGAACCCGATAAGGACGCCGGCTTTGACCACATGAACGATGCGCTTGGCTATTTGGTGTGGCGTGAGTTCAACCCGCTGCACGCTGGCGCTGGACGATCGACAGGCATTAGGTTATATTGACGACGCCCAGCAATTCCATACCCAATGCTGACCGGATCTGAACTGCTCGCTAAAGTCAAGGAACTTGGCGACGTTAATAAATCTGACATCGTGCGTGAATGCGGTTACGTCAAAGGCGACAAGCTCTGCTTCACGCAGTTCTATGAAGCGCTACTTGAAGCCAAGGGCGTTGAGCTGTCACCCGCCAAAAAGCTAGGCCGTAAACTTAGCCACAAGGCCAAGGTGCAATTCAACGGCAACCTTATGGTTGGCTCTGCCTACGTCGAGCAGCTTGGCTTCAAGCCTGGCGCTGAGTTTGAAATCAAACTAGGCCGTAACAGCATTACGCTGGTTGCTGCTTAAACTGTTGGCATCGCAGGCGGCCTAATGTACACCGGCTATAACTTCTACGATAGGCCGCTTGCTCAACGGCAGGTCACAAAGGTCAATGACCCTAATACGGCTTGGTACGCCCAAGAGCCGCATTGGATCTTGATCGAAGACCTGTTGCAGGGCACCTATGGGATGCGCCGCAAGCATCGGCGTTACCTGCCGCAAGAACCACGTGAGCTGGACGAGTCCTACGACAACCGCCTAGCGCGTAGCGTGGTGCCGCCGTATTACGCACGTCTTGAGCGGATGCTGGCAGGGATGCTGACCCGCAAACCCGTAAGGCTTGACGACACATCAGACACCATCCGCGAGCAACTTTTCAACGTTAATTTGATGGGCGATGACCTCAATGTTTGGACCTATGAAACCACACGCAAGATGGTCCGTTATGGCCACATTGGTACATTGGTGGATGCACCTGCTGATGGCGGTAGACCCTATTGGGTGACATACACGCCAAAACAAATCTTAGGTTGGCGGTGTGAACTGCAAGATGGCCAGCAGAAGCTGACGCAACTGCGGCTGCTGGAATCAACCATCGTGCCTGATGGCCTGTACGGCGAGAAGGCCGTCGAGCAGATCCGTGTGCTGACGCCTGGTGAATACCAGTTGCATCAGAAAGACGATCAAGGCGACTTCAAGATCATCGATGAAGGCCGCACCAGCCTCGATCAGATCCCCTTTAGCGTCGCCTATGCCAACCGGCATGGCTACATGGAATCACGCCCGCCGCTTGAGGACATCGCCGAGCTGAACCTAAAGACTTACCAAATCCAGTCGGACCTCGACAATCAGTTGCACATCAGCGCCGTGCCCATGCTGGCGTTTTATGGTTTCCCGTCAGCAGCAGAAGAGGTATCCGCCGGTCCCGGTGAAGCCATCGCATTTCCGTCAGATGGCCGCGCTGAATACATCGAGCCCGGTGGCAGCAGCTTCGACTATCAGTTCCGCCGCCTTGAACAGCTAGCGGCGCAGATCAATGAGCTGGGGCTATCGGCAGTGCTAGGGCAGAAGCTATCAGCCGAAACCGCAGAAGCTAAGCGCATCGACCGCAGCCAAGGCGACAGCACGATGATGGTGATTGCACAAAACGTGCAGGACATGATCGACAACAGCCTGCAATTTCATGCGCAGTTCCTTGGGCAAAACGAAGCCGCCGGCAGCTGTTTAGTGAACCGTGATTTCCTTGGCGCACGCCTTGAACCGCAAGAAATCCAAGCACTGCTGCAGCTTTACACTGCTGGCACCATCACGCAAGAGACGCTTCTACAGAACTTAGCTGACGGTGAGGTGCTGGGTGATGACTTTAACGTAGAAGAAGAGCTTGAGGCCACGGCCAATGCGGGAATGGATCTACAACCTTCTGGACTGGTTAACCGACAGGCTGATCGAGATGATGGAGAAACTGGAGCCGATTCCGCCGAGGAAACAAGAACTTGATTACCACATCTCTTTGCTGCCTGATGAGATCCTTGCCATCGTGCGCGTTACTTGGTATCGCAACGGCAAGCCTGATGAGGTAGACCAAGTGGTGTTGCATGAAGACGGGCAAAATGGCTACGACGCCTTTGCGGCATTGGTGCAACATGCATTAAAGAAAGGCGCTAATGTCAGCATCCGATCTGGGTATGCACCACAGGATTTAGGCATTTACCAATGAGCACACCTGAGGCGCTATACCGCAATGCCATTGACCTAAACCGCTACAGCAACAGCGTTGCGCGTAGGGTCATCAATGCCTATAACGACATCATCATTGATGCGGTTAACCAGCTGCGTACCATTGATGAGTTGGCTGCACCAGTTAAGGCTGCTAGGTTGCGCGGCATCTTGGCGCAACTTAAGGAGTCACTAGGCACATGGGCAGGTGATGCCACCGCGCTAACGGCAACTGAGCTGCAAGGTTTAACAGAGCTGCAATCGGAGTTTGTCACCGATCAGCTGCGGCGTGCGCTACCTGCCGGTGCTCGTGATGCAGTGCGCACCGTTGAGATCAGCCCACAATTTGCGCAGTCAGTTGTTACGACAGACCCGACGCAGATCAATGTGGTGGCGTTGAGTGATGACCTATACAAATCCGTCTATGGCGCCGAAGCATTGGCGCAGCAAGCTGGCACCGGAGCATTTAGCCTCACCGCTGCCAAGGGTGCCACGATCACGTTACCCAACGGCGAGGTAATCCAAAAGGCATTTCGCGGTATTGCCGTCGACCAAGCTGAACGGTTCAGTCAAGTGGTGCGGCAGGGCTTGCTGATAGGCAAGACCATGCTTGAAATTGCTAGTCAGCTGATTGGCAAATTGCAATTTGGCGAAAGCAAAACCGTTAAGCAGCTTGTCGCGGCAGGTGGGCAGTCAACTGCTGTAGCTGACAATCAAATCATGACGCTAGTTCGCACCAGCATTAACCAAGTAGCTAATGCAGCCAGCCAGCAGGTATATGAGGCCAATCAAGACATCACAAAAAAGTATCGCTATGTGGCAACACTGGACACCCGCACTAGCAGTATTTGTCGTGCATTGGATGGTCGAGAGTTTGAATACGGCAAGGGGCCGACGCCGCCGCAACACTTCAACTGCCGCTCGACAACAGTGCCGGTGATTGATTATGACGAGCTAGGCTTCACGCCACCACCGCCAGCCAAGCGTGCATCAGCAGGCGGCCAGGTGCCGGCCAACATGAGCTATGGCGAATGGCTTGAGAAGAAGCGGCCAGGAGAGACGGATGCAGAATTGCTAGCACGGCAGTCAAAAGCGCTTGGTGTTCGTAAGGTTCCTTATTTTCGCACGTTGTCTGAACAATACGGACCACAGAACGCCCTTGCCAAACTGGTCCGCGACGATGGGTCTGAGCTAACCTTGCAGCAACTACGAGCACTTTATGACGCTGCCTGACCTGCGGCATTTCCGCGATACCGGCATTTATAGCGATCCAGTCGAGGCCCTTGTTGGTGAGGCATGGGTGCCAGCGGTATATACCGATAAAGGCTGGGCAACAGCAGATGGCGCTAATCTGCTGACAGACATTCAGGAATGGCGTGATGCCCCTAAAACAAGGCAAGAGTCAGGCAGTGATCTCCCAAAACATCAGCCGAGAGATGAAGGCGGGCAAACCGCAAAAGCAAGCAGTGGCAATCGCACTGGCAAAAGCAGGAAAAAGCCGGAAGCGCAAGCCAAAAGGGTAGGTAATTAAAATGGTACATTTGTACTATTTACATGCGCTTTTTTATGTGGTATAATAGTGCTAAGGGGAGAGATCCCCACTGCACCTTGACAAATGAAAACCACTGCCTACGTTTGGCCCCGCGATGTTGCTGGCTTTCAGCAGCTTCCGTTTATCCACTCAGTTCTTCGAGGTGCCCGCGATGGAGTCGATGGAGTCGGCATTCTCACTGATTGCGCTTGGCTTCCCGAAGACATCGATGGCGCCGATGCCTGGGGTGATAACTGGATCGAAGCCCGATCCCAATGGATCAAGTATGTAGCCCCGTTGCTGCTTAATGCCAAACGTAGTTGACAACCAGCCCGCCTAGCAGCGGGCTTTTTTATTTGCCGGGGAGCCTGCAATACAATACCTGCGAGGGAAATACAGGGAGCGTGCAGTCGCTATCCATACCCCGGCATGAATCATGATTCATCGTTAATTGCAGTAGCATGGCAGGGTAGCTGCCTGCAAGCAGATGCCTAAGTACACCGGACCAGCCAAGCCTCAAAAGCCGATGCCTAAGAAAGGAGGTAAAAAGTAACGATGGCTAACAAGCAACGCCGCGTACCCAAAGACAAAGCAACAGGCTTGCCGAAAAAGTACCTTAGCGGTGCCAAAAACAAGAGCGCCAAAGCTCGGGAGATCAAAAGCACCGCCGAGGCTTACAAGCGCGGCGAATTTATTGACATCAAAGCTGTTTCTAAATCGAGGACTGAACAAGGTGGCAAGCGCAAAACCGTTAAGCGAGGCAACTAAAAAAGCCCTTAAGGCAAAAGCTGAAGGCACCCGGTTTAAGTACGGCGAATTGGTTTCTGTCTACCGGCGCGGGCAAGGTGCCTACCTGTCTAGTGGTTCTCGCAATGTCCCAATGGAAGCGTGGGCAATGGGCCGCGTAAATAGCTACGTCTCCGGCAAAGGCGGTGCCCGCAAAGCTGATCGGGACATCTACAAGAAGGCGCGAAGCTAATGGCTATCAAGTATCGCGGCGAGCAATTTGAGGGCTACAACAAGCCCAAGCGGACGCCTAAGCATCCGACCAAATCTCATGCGGTTTTGGCAAAAGAAGGTGAAACCATCAAGCTCATCAGGTTCGGTCAGCAGGGCGTTAGCGGCAGCCCATCACGCGAAGGCGAATCTGCTGCTGCAAAAGCAAGACGGGCATCATTCAAGGCAAGACACGCGAGCAACATAGCTAAAGGCAAGATGAGCGCCGCATACTGGGCCGATAAGGCCAAGTGGTGATAGCCTAAAGCTGCACTTAACCCTGCGGGTTATTCATGTCCGAAGAAAACACCACCCAGGAGCCTGCGGCTACCAGCGGTGACAACGACTTACTGCAACGTAGTGTCGAGGCACTTGAACGCAAGAATCAAGAGCTGATTGCTGAGTTGCGTGCTGCCAAAAAATTAAAGGCACCCGATGGAGTCAACATCGACGAGCTGCTTGAGTTCAAGCGAAACCACGAACAGCAACAGCTTGAGTCCCAAGGAAAATACCAAGAAGCCAGACAAGCTCTGGAGCAGCAGTTCCGTGAGGCGACGGCACAAAAGGACCAGCGCATCACAGAACTTGAAAGCCGTGTCCATGAGCTAGAACTGGTCACGCCTGCCGTGACCGCACTGGCGGACATCGTGCATGACCCGGACATGGTGCTAAAAACCAAGCTCAAGCCCGAGTCCATCGAGCGCGAACCTGATGGCACCGTGGTAGTGGTAGATGGCTACGAACGCAAACCCGTTGCTGAATGGGCTAAGACGTTGCCTGCATGGATGCAAAAGCAGCCCAAGCCACAAGGCAGCGGAGCACCATCTAGCGGTGCAACAGGTGGCAGCATTCCGGCTGGTATGACTAACCCGTTTAACCGTGACAGCTTCAATCTGACAGAACAGGCGCGGCTGTATCGCACCGATCGTGATTTATACGATCGAATGAAAGCTGCTGCCAACCGTTAAGATATTGGCAACCGGCTGCGCTGGGCATCGGGCTGCGCCCAAACCCGTAAACCATTCTTTTGAGATGAATCATGGCGACTCTTCGCTCTGACATCATCATCCCCGAGATTTTTACGCCGTATGTCATTGAGGCTACTACTGCCCGCGATGCTTTCTTGGCATCCGGTGTGGTGCAGCCCATGGCTGAGCTGAATGCTACCGAGGGTGGTGATACCGTCAATGTGCCTTTCTGGAAGGCCAATCTGTCTGGTGATTTCGAAGTGCTGTCTGACAGCACCTCGCTGACTCCCGGCAAAATCCAAGCCGACAAGCAAGTTGGCGTAATTTTGCGTCGCGGAAAAGCATGGGAAGCCCGCGACCTAGCCGCCCTAGCTGCTGGTTCTGACCCCATGGCTGCTATCGGCGCCAAGGTGGCTGA